CCTTTCATTAAAGGGAAGTGTGTTGTTTGTGTAACGCTACCTGAATATTCATTTTGAATTATTGTTCTTGTTGATAACTCATTTTTAAAAATAGATTGTTTATCTGTTATTTCAATATATCCATTTGATAAAGTACTTGATGCATCTCCAAATTTAATTTGAGCTACATTCTCAATACCTGAACCATAACTAAAGTCTAATATATTATTTGGTGAACCTCCATAAAAATCATTTGTCCAAAGAATAGGATGCTTTATATTATTAATGGCATCATAACTATTTAAACGAATTGTATCAGCTAAATCATTAGCATAAAAATTGCCTACAGTTGCCACATCTTGAAGTGATGGTGTAGTCCCCCCAGACGATATGCTTACCCATCTCTTTGGGCTACAGGCTCTGTAATAGTAAGCGTTAATATCCCTAGAGTATATTAATGCTCCACAACTATCTAATCCTATCTGAAGATTAGCAGATACTGTATCAGCAAATGATGGGGGTCTGAAATTATATTGTGCAAATAATCTTGCATCTTGAACAGTTACGGCACTTGTACCTCTTTGTGTTATTGCTTGGGAATTACCCATTAAATACATAAATAGGATACCTAATAATACTATTATTTTTTTCATATTAATATGGACTTATGTCTATGTAAAATTCGTATTGTTCTGTAGTGGCATCAAAACCTGGAAGTAGTACATTTATCCCACTACCAGTTCTTTCCCATTCTGTTCCCTCCGATAAATATCTAGCTACAAAATTAGCAAATACTTGAAGTCTATATCCAGACAATATAGGTTGATTTAAACTATTTTGACCATTCCAATTTGTGGCATTAATAAAATCAGCCTCTGTAATTCTAATTGGAGTTATTATATTTAGATAAGGATATGGATTAGGTATTACTCCGTTTGTGAAATTATTTATTATATATGATGCCTCTAAGTTGTATGGCGAACATAATGCATACAAATAATCTGATGTAGATGTCAATGTAATATCATTTGAGTCTAATGTATATAACCATTCTACGCTTTTTCTAATGTTATATATTTTGTTAGGGAGCTGAAGGTCAACACCACCACCATACAACCCTTTCTTGTTGATATCATTAAGACAAAGGTATTGACTTACTTTTGCTATATTTATTTTTTGCGCTATAGTATACATTATTTAGAATTAGCATTGAAAAAATAAGGAGAATTAAGTCTAAGATTAGTCGCCTCGTCATAGCATCTTTGTGCTGCATATAAGTCAGTAGCAAAAAATATAGCTTGATTGCCAGAATCAATAGCCACCCTTAACCTGCTTTTATTTCCAAAGAAATTATGGTCATTTATAACCAATGGATTCCCAGACAATACCTGAGTAAGTTGATAGTCAAATGTTTCATTATATAACGTAAAACCTAATGTATATGACTTAGTTGCTATTACTGTTGGATTTGGGAGTGTAGTATCATCTACCCAATCAACTCTTACTAATAATGCATAATCTTTATTAAGTACATCAAGGGTTATTGAGCTATCGGCTAATGCCCAAACCTCATAATCTGTTGTTGTACCAATTTCTACCAAATATGCTCCATCGGCTTTTTGTAAATAAACCCTACGACTTGTAATCGCAGGGTCTATACTAGTTGATGTATCAATTATATTTATAGAACTTGGTACTCCTAATGTTTGGGAAGTACTAAAATTTGGTGTCATCTTTTATATTTTAAGTAAGATAAGTAATTAAGGCTGGATATGCCGTTGCTAAGGTAGTATAATTTGTAGCACCTACAGTTATACCTCCTGAACACATCATATCAAACGATTCCCCCCCAATAGTAAATATAATTGCATCATTCTGCAAGTCAGTATCTAATACATTATGTCTAGGTGCAAATTTATATCCACCTGTTAGGGAATAGCACTTTTCCAAATTTGAACCTGTCTTTATCTTAATCAGGTTTGTTGTCTTTGTAATTGTTGTAACAGCCATTTTATTTGTTTTTAAATTTTACTTAAAAAATAAGGGCAGTAGTACTAATGTACCCAACTTAGCCGTCATAGCTTTCGCTAATCACCAATTCAAAATCAAAACTTATTCAGCGGTCTTTTTTTCTTTGCCGCCTTTTACTAATGACTTTAATTTTTTATATAAATCATCTCCCTTATTACCACTTGTTTGCATCCACTCTGATAATTTTTCAATCTCATTCTTTTTGCCTGTAGGGGAAAGGTTTGTAATGGTCTGCTGATTCCCTGACCACATAAACTTATACTCCCCATGCTCAAATGAAATAAGGTCTTTATTTATTGCTTGTTTTATTAATGACTGGTACTCTATTGATTTACCCTGAACCAAGTCATTAAAGTATATTGGGTTACTGTCCGCTAACTCTTCTACTTTGTTTCTTAATATCTCTGAATTCTCAGAACTATCCCACTGCATAGCGTCTGCAAAATCTATCAATTCTGTATCTGACATTGCTTGTGCAACATTCAAAGCCTTTAATCTTTCGCTTCTTTCTGTCCTTGCTTCTCTTGCTGCTGCGTTTTCATCTATTCTTGAAATAATTGGGTGGAGGTTCTTGTCAGCAAATTTTCCACCTTTTAATTTAGGATGCATTTCTAGCATCATTGCCATATAAAAATCATCTCTATTATCGGCAATATTTAATTTCAAAATAGCCTTTTCTGAGCCACTAACCTTTACTTTTTTAAATCTCTCTGGCAATCCATTGTCGTTAATGAACCCATCGTCTACAAGACCTATATTTTTTGTTTTACTTTTACCGTCCCTATTTTCATAAGAATCTTGTATTGTAAACTTAGTTGGGTCTAATGTATACATATTTGGATATACCATGCCCCCATTATATTTTTCTGGGTCTGGATTGGGTCTTGCTATATCAAACTTGTACCTAACTGACTTACCAAATGATTCTACTTTTTGTTCTAACTCTTCTCTCAACTTAGGAGAGAGGTCATTAAAGTGTGCAAAATTTTCTAAAGACATTTTTATTTGATTTTAAATTGGTTGAATTGGTTGAAATTATGTAGGGGAAGTACATCTTCCCCTACAATATTTTTTTATTAACTGGCACTTACTATAGTAGCAAGAGCCGTATCTGTAAGATACCTGCTATTATCTCTTAGCAATGTGATTTGTGTTACACAAGTTGTCGCACCCACCGTAGTTGAAGGTATAGTTCTTAAAGAAATACCATCAGTAGGGAATGCCATCGTAACTGCTGTTGTAAGCACATTTCCATTTTGTGACGCAACATTAGTTATTGAATACATATTAGTACTTGCCTGTGTTACAATATCAGACACCGAAGAACCTGTTAAGTATACAGCCCCGTTCTCTAACAATGTAATTTGAGTATTGCAGGTTGTACTGCCTACCGTAATGGCAGGTGTAATGGTTCTTGCTATGATATTATTCGTAGGAAAAACTATTGTACTTGCAGTAGAATAAACTTGCCCATTCTCACTAGCTACAGTTGCGGTAAACATACCTGCCCCTGCATTAGCTGATAATGTCAAGTCTGCAATCAAGCTAGTTGAACAATACACTGTATTAGTTACCAAATCCACGATTTGAGTCATGTAAGGTATTGAACCACAAAACCCACTAACAGCTCTTAACATTGTATTTCTTACTGGGAATGCCCATGGAGTTGCGGTAGAAGCACCGATAGCTCTTATGGTAATACTAACTTTACCGTCAAATGTAGTGGTAGGAGTAATTGCCAATGTGCCAGTACTTGTAGTTAATATTGAAAAATCACTACTAGCACTCAAGGTGCTTGAAGTGACACCTCCAAATCCTACAGTTACTGTACCTGCTGTTCTACTTGTAATAGTGATACTAATGCTATAGTAAGTAGCCGATGTTGCGGCTAAGCTATTTGTTAAAGCAGTCGTATTCCCTGTAGTATGAGTAAATCCAGCAGCATAACTACCTGTCCATCCAGTAGATGTCCATCCTGAGCTACTTAATAAGTCAGCACCTAATGTACCACCATTAAATGGCGACCCATTAAGACCTACTACTGTAGCTGTTATTAATTTTGTTGCCATGTTGAAATTTATTTAAAGTAAGTAGGGGAATTGCTTCCCCTACATTAACATTGTTTATTAATTAGATAACTCTGTACTTTTGGAAGTGCTTAACCGCTAAACACTCAAGACCCTGTGCTGTTTCCCAGTCAGTATGCAATTGCATAGTTGATGAAGTTGGAATTTCAGCCAAAGCACCTGTTCTCCACTCAGTAATCATGCCATTAGAAGACTTGTTAGCTGCGCTACCCATAAATGGAGTAGGAGTGTAACGAATCTGCATTCTTGGTTGACGACCATTGTCTACAGTATCAACTTGGTCTTTTGGTACGAAGTACATAGAACCGTTAACGTCTGCAACTAATGTAGCTGAGAACAATTGTGGATGGTCAAAGATAGGAACGTGAACGAAATCAAACTCGTATCCACCATAAGAAAGGTGTTCTACGTTGAAATCAAAGCTCTTACCATCTACATTCAATCTTCTAGAGTCAACTGAAGATGAACCTAATTGCTTTAAGAACTTGCTGATTAAACGATAAGCACGACTTCCCATGAACACCATCATATCTGTAGGTGCTTTGTTAGCGATAAAGTTGTCAATGATTTCATCTAACTCTACGAAACCAAAAGTTCCAAGAGTTGTACCTGAATCATTGATACCGTAGTTGATGCAATACCAATCAAGACCACCAGTAGTTTGAATAGGCAAACCATTTGAACCAGTAAGAACTGGACTTGTAGCAAACGGAGATGCGTTTGTAAACCCTGTTGTTGACTGAGTACCAGCTAACATTTGAACAGAAATATCACCATTCAATTTGATAACCTTCTGAACTGTTTGGTAAGGGAGGATGTGGTAGTCACCACCTACATTAACTTCAATCTTAGCAACCTTCTGAACGTCAGAGATTTCATCAACCTCACGGAAGATTTGAATGTTGTTATAGTATTTAGTCAAACCATATCTACGATTTGTAGGCGCACCAGATTGTTCTGGGAATGCGTTAGAACCAAATTGAACTTTATCTCCTGCAACAATTGTTAAATTAGTATTATCTACAGACTTTGCAGTAATTGTAGCAGTTCCTGGAGTGGTAGTAGTATCTACAGTAATAACTAATGCTTGTTTACCAGCATTAGATGCGTTTGATGTTTTAATCAAATCACCAACTCTTGGGAAAAGATATGCACCGCCTGTAATATTAAATTGTACCTGCACTGCACCTGTTGTAATACCACCACTTGCTACTGTCGCTACCTCATAAACATCGTTGTTAACGAAGTTGTTGTAGAAGAACATTTTTGCTGGCTTTGTGCGATTTACCATCTTCATGATGTCGGTAAACGCACGGTCACGACTTTGGTCGTAAATGTTAGGGTCTATATCCCTTTGGTCAAGAAAATCAATCGCAGATACGAATGATTTAACCATTAATCCTTGTGAAACTGCCATTTTAATTAAGTTTTATTTTTTTATAATTTTGTTTGTTTTTACCATCCACCCGAATTAAGCCTGCCATACTTAGCCATTGCTCCTGCAACTGACTTAGGCTCTTCACCTGCGGTTGAGGTTTGTTTAACTCCAGTAGGTCTTGCATTGTCTATGGGTTCAATTGCGGCTCTACTTCCCAGACTTTTATAATGCTTAGCAAGCTCTGTAATGAATTTTTCTCCGTACTTATTAACTGTTGCTACAAGTAGTTGATGTTGTGCTTTGGGAAGAAATACTTCTTGCCCGTCCTTGTTGACTCTATCAAACATCAGTTCGCCTGTTGTATCACCATTTAATACTAAGTCTGTAATTGCTTTTGAATCTATTGGGAAGCTGAACTTGTCATTTCCCTCACCGATTGTAATTGCATTTTTACTAAGAACTTCTTTTGTGTACGGGGAATTGTTAAACTCCGTTACAATGTGCTTAGAGAAATCAGCTAAACGCTGTTCCTCTTCTTGTGCTTCTGCACTTCTGTCTGGTGCTGTGGGAAGAAGTTTCTCTTGATGCGCCTTGGCTAGTTCATCTCTGTACTTGTCTGCTTTCGCTTCTAATAAGAGCTTCCCTTCATTCGCCTCGTCTTCATCGTAAGAATTAATGTTGTATTTCTCAACAATCTCCTTTTTGTAAAGAACATCTAACTGAGCCTCGCTTGCCTTAGGATAATCTACCCGAAGCTGATGGCGCATCACTTCTTCGGCTGGCATTTGTGTGTAATCCTTACTTAGCTCGTTCAAGTATTCTGTTACGTTTCCTTTCTCTTTCCAAGTGTTTAGGAAGCCTACCATTTTAGGGTCAACCTCTTTTAAATCCTTGATAAAAGAAATAGCCTTTTCGTCAAACCCTAATGCCTTTAGAACGTCATCAGGTTGTTGGCTTTTTACTGCATCTTGCCAGTTTATTTCTGCATTAGACTCCATCTCTTTTTGAGTTTGGGAAGTCCCTGCTTTGCTTTCAACTGACTCGGATGTTTCTTGCTCATCTTCAGATGTACTTTCTGCCTTCGTTGGAGCAACGGGGGCGTTTCTTACCTCTGCATCAGATTCCCAAGAGCCATCTCTATTTAAACGGATTGGATTTACATCCTCACCTTCTGCACTACTTTTTGTACCCTGTCTAGCCATCATAGCAGCTATACTCATAGTTTCTGCACTTGATGCCGATTGGGCTTCGCTTGTTTCATTTGATGTCGCAGTATCTGCTTCATCCATGTCATAGAACTTTTTTATCATTGATTTGAATTTGGTGAAGTAAAAATATTAGTTCATTTTAAATAAAAAAATTTTTTCTTATACTATTTTGTCATTGTTTGGGAATTGGTCTTTTGATTAGCCAACTGTTGCTTCAAGATTGACGACTGACCTGCTATGTGCGTAGAATTTTCTTTTGCACTTGCGGTATCAGAGGCTACTTGAATTTTGGTGTTATTGTTAGCCATTGCAATTCTTTCTGCTGATTCAATTCTCATTCTCTCTTTCTCTAATTCCCCTTGCACCCTAATCTGCTCTTTTTGTATTTCAAGTTCTGCCTGCATTTGAAACTTCTGCACTTCTGATTGTTGTGCAATTTGAGCCGATTGCATATTCCCTTGCTGCTGTGCCTGTATCTCAGCCATTCTTTGTTGGGACTGTCTTTCTTTTTCTTTCTTCACCCTATACGCCCAAATCATTTGAGCCTCTTTTACGTTCTTTGTGTTTACAAGAATGACGGCATCCGCAGTTGTTAAAAATCCATTGGATATGTCCATCTGCATCATTTGCATTAACCAAGCCTTTTGGTCTTGTGTAGGTCTTTTTTCTAGTTCTACACCGTAATCTCTCCATGCTATGTCAGGAGATATTTGCATGAATGTTAGGGAATTGGAGTTTAACGCTGGAGCGAATCCAGTAATATCCCCCATCTTTAAAGCCTGTTGCGTTCTAGTCAACATAGCCTCGGCTAATTTTAATGATATATTTTCTTCAGAAAACGCTAAAGGATATAGTGCCTCGTTTGTACTTTGCTGTCCACTTTCGTACCCTGGTACAAGGGTCTTGGATGATGCCTGACCTAAGGTAACATCATTGTAGCCTGTCATTTTTTCTATTGCAGATATTGTACTTATCAAGTCATTGTAGAACATTGACAGTTCACTTGCTGCTGTGTTTTCAATGGGAATCACTGGTCGCCAGTTTGCACTCTGTGGTGTGCCACCATCATTGTCACTTCTTCCCAAGAGAACGCCAGTGTCAAAAAACATTTGCAATAATTCTTGTGGTGACATATCTTGCCCACCCTTTGTCATTGCTACTTTTTCTAAGGCAGACAAATCAATCCACCAGCCAGAAGGTACAGCTCTGTTCTTAAAGTTCTGAATCTTTAACATAGTCAACTGATAGTCGTCTATGTATGGAATTAGTCTTTCCATCATACCCTGAGCCTTCATTTGATAGAAATTGTACGCATAAAACGTATAAGATAGTCTTGTCTTTGCTTTCTTCTTTATATCGTTGGGGCGCTTTTGGTCATAGCACATACCAAAGTCATAAACCTTGTCTGTTCCTATTACCCACTTGCATTTATATGTGTATTGGATTTTCTTTCTTGTGTACTTGTCAGATTTTTTGCCCCTTGCGAAGTCTGCCTTTCTGAAATCAGGATTTCCTTGCTCGTCCATTGTGTCACGATATACTCTATCGTTGTACGTATAAAATTCAATATCTAATACCTTACATTTAAACTTGTCGTATGGCTTCATCCATCCAGTTCCCAAACCTAACAATCTTGGATTCCCAAACTGACCTGCTATTGTAGATGCAAACTGAGTTAAGTCGTATTCTGTAAACATTATCTTACCCTCATCGTCTGTAACTGTTGCCAATTCTATTAAAGGCACATCTATTATTTCCCCAGCATGAACAATATTAGAAAAGTCAGCATTCTTATCAAATGATGTAATTACGCACTCTGGGTCTACCACTCTAAATCCTGGCTTACCATCGTTGTCTAAGTAATCCTTTACACCTGCAACACCTAAGTCAAATAAATCCTCAAATATTTTTCTTCTTTTGGTCTTGTAATCATTTTGATAAAATGCAAGATTGATTGCCATTTCAGCATCCTTGCTTCTATTAAATTGCTCCCCAAACTCCATTCTCATTTCTAACTCTTCAATGTCCACAGGGTCTTTTGAGTTAAGTGCTAACAACGGGTGACTTGCTAATTCTGGATTTTGCTGCATCATCATTTCCCTAACAGCCAACTTAGCTTTCAAGCTAGCATAATACCCGTCCATTTCTGACTTAGCTAACATATCTACAGGAGTTGCTACGATATTATAATCAGTAGCAGTTAGTCTTGATATAGCCTTATCTCTGTAGCCAGAAACAATAGAACGAATGCTCCAGTCTAAACTTAGCCATGTATTGTTGGTTGTTTCGTCTACTCCTAACCATTTCTTATATTGTGAATTTGGCTGCTTCCCTAACGCATATAGTCTAAACTTAGAATAATCTCCGCCATTACCAGAGAAGATACCTTTAGGGTAAACAAACTGCCAATCATAGTACGCCGCCTGTGCATATTCTCTACAAAAGTCTGCGCCCTTTTTCGCAGGGTCTATATCATGATTCGGATAACTAAATTGACCACCACTAGTAATTTGTTGATATTGCATTTTATTTTTGGGTTTTTATATCGCCTTTCTGTAAGGCATTATTGATTCTATTTTTTGTGTTGCTTCCTGAGGCTTATAGTACCTCTTTGACTTAGCTGCTATAAGAGCAAATCCTGCTGCCATAGCATCATCGTACTTCTGTGTGTCGCCTACTTCAAATCCTAGCCATCCTGATTTATCTCCTAATAGTTGTGGGAAGTATACCTTGTTAATGTCCTTCTCAATATACGACTCCGTAAAGTCACATATTTGCTGAATAGTTTTTCCCTTACCATCTGAATAAATACCAGGCTCTACTTCCCCAGGCATCCACATTAAAAATCCACTACATAACTTCTCTTCAAAAAACTTCTTCCAACCATTTACGTTCCTCTCAAATAAAACCTGACAGCCACAAAACCATGCCATCTTTAATACGTATTGGTATTGAATATCTGTCGTAGCCGCTCTGTCAACGTAACGTAAAACAAACATATCGTTATACGGGCTGCTCTCATCCAATAGGTCTTCAATTTGATACGCATATGCTGCACAGTTTGATTTTCTGTTGTCTTTTGTTTTATCATATTTAAACGGGTCACATCCAATCCTTACCGCATAGTTCCCATTTGGGGAAAAACTGCCTGCCCTTTGGAAAACATTGTTTGCTTCCTTGGGCATCCAACCTACTACCTTCTCATACATACCATTAGGATTTGCCACCCACATAAGTTTGCTAGGCTTCATTTCCCTAACACCGTTGCCATGTACGACTTCCTTATAATACTCGTCATTGTTTTCCCACACTAAATTACCTCTTTCTACGCAATCTTTGTTAAAATTTAACCAATCTAATTGCTCATTTAATTTAAATGTGTTGTATATGCTGCCTTGTTGGGCTGACATAAACATTTCCTTCTCGTCAAACGGGTTCATACGAATCTCTTCCTCCATTAATGAGCCTTCTAAACTTGCTCTCTTATTTAAAAGATATTGTTTAGAACCTAGCATTACATCTTCTTCTGTTAAATCGCCTATCCCTACAAATTTTTTAACTAAATAATCATATTGTTCGGGAGTTGGAGCATCTACAACAGACATCCCGTATTTATCTATAAATCCAACATAAGAATCCCAAGCTGGGCTAAAATATCTAACTAATCTAATTGGAGTTCTTTGCCCTTTTGTATGGTCTGCCAAATCCCATACTTTTTTAAATTCAGCTCCACCTGATTTAGACATTTCGTTTACCGTACTTGGTGCATCTAGCCAGCCAATTTTCTTTACACCCTGTACTAATGTTTTAGATATAATTGATACTAATTCAGAAAATGGTACTTCTGGAGGCATCTTAGCTCCTTCATCTATCAGTAGTCTACTGGCTCGGGAGCTATCATAAACATTCTTTGCTGGCGCACGATAATCAACTTTACTTCTATGACCAGTATCTGTATCTATGGAACTCCCCTTGCCTCCCTTTACATTTACTGATTTATGGGCAAATACCAACTCACTTACAGAATCTTTATTATTCATTTGCTTTGGCTTCAAGAAAACAGGCAATTGTCTGTAACCGAACGCTACCATGTTAGTAAAAGTATTTTTAGCATCCACTTGCGTTTTACTAGTCAAACCACAATTACTATTCTTGAAAAATATACATTCATATATCAAACACGCTGTTGCTTGGGAAGACGCACCTTCCCTTCTTTTCTTACCTCGTATGCAGCCCAGTATAAATGGCACTTTTTCCCAATAATTTAAAAATAAAAAATATCTTCTGTCTGCATCTCTAAATTCTGGGTAACAATCGTCCTCTAATTTCCACCATTGTAAATAAAAATAGTTTTTACCTGTTATGTATGTAGGGTTTCCATTATTCATAAACCAAAAACCATTCTTACATCTTTGAACTTCTTCTATTGCGTACTCTCTTTGTCTTTCATTTAATAATGCATTGCCCTCCCTATCATATTCAACTTCTTCGAAGTATTCTGGCAAATCCCTTCTTCTCCAGTATTGTTCTGATATATCATCTACTCCCCAACTTTCTATTTCTTCAATAGGCGGCTGTTCGGGAAGTGTTATTTCAGTATGGTATATTGTTATTATCTCAGGCATTTATTTTAATATTGGTGATTATTTTAGTCCCCTTTCTAAGATTGTCCGTACCCCACAATGGTTGTAAATTAGTATAATGGAAACATATTCTTTGTTGTGCTTCATCTGTCAAATCAAATTTAGAACAAGGTATTATGTGGTCTATATGTATCTTCCCTGACATGAAATCATTCCAAGACATATCTTTTGTAAATAATGAAGTAAAATATGTTCTAAATTCTGGAACAGTACATCCTAATAAATTTTCAGTTGTATCAGCTTTTTTTATTTGACCTTTCTTCAAAGCAAATCTTATTCTGCTTCTAAGATTTTTCAATATTCTAAATGATATATTTGTCCTAGATTTTTCATTATTTTTTATTCTAGAATATTCTCTTATTTTTAATTTATTATCTTCTCTATATTTTTTAAGTTTTTCTTTATTTTTTTCTTTATATAATTTATCAATAATTTTTCTTCTTTGTTTAACCTCTGGTCTATTTCTATATTCTTTATTTTTCTGAGATATTATATCTTTATTTTTATAATAATAATCATTGCTTTTTTTTATTAATCTATCTCTATTTTTTTTTCTATATATTTTACCATTTATAGATATTTGTTCTTTTTTTCTTTCCGTATATCTTTTGCGACTTTCTGATACCTTTTCTTTATTTAAAATAACATATTGTTTATTTCTATTAGATATGGTATCTCTATTTTCTTGAAAATATTTTTTTCTTTTTTCTTTTATTTTATCTATATTCTCTATTTCATATCTTCTTTTTCTTTCCGCATCACAAGGTTTGCAATATGGCTGAAAAAATCTACCTCCACCTGCTTTTTGATATTCAGATGATGGTTTCTCTATATTGCAATGTTTGCAAACTTTTTTATCTGCACGGGCTTGTGCCATTATCATTTCTTTTGAATGCAATGGCTTACATTTTTTGCAATTAGGTCTATACTTATTTTGTTCTTTTCTAAAATAGAATTCAGATAAAGGTTTCTCTATATTGCAAACATTACATATTTTACATTCTTCTGCCATATTATTTTCTTTCTTGGGCTATTAAATCAACAAATGGTTTAGCCTCTTCTGGTTTTTTATCAGCTTTTAATATACCCGACATTTGACCTAGTTGTGTTAGGGAAATGGCGATTTCAGATGCCCCCATCCATACAACTTTTAACCTATCAAACGACTTGCTCTTTGGGTCGTCAATGTCAAGGTCTTTCAAACTTATAGCGTTCATAAGGTCAGCCATTTCATTTGCCTTTCTGTTCAGGCTGTAGTATAACTTAGCCATTCCGTTGTCCTCGTACTTAGATAGCTTCTCTTCTAGTTTGGCTATTTTAGAACTAAGGTACTCTGGAGATGTCTTGTCTACTATTTCTTCATGTTGGGGAACATACTCCTCACCATTTTTAGTAGCTACATCTTTTTTTCTTTTTTCGATTAGTTCGTTTAATTGTTCTTCTGTCATATGATTTGAATTTGGTGGTTACTTACTTATTTTTTAAATGCTCTTTTTTCAAACTCGTATACCCAGTTCTTATCAGTTTGGTCTATTGTCTCTAATTGGTTTAAGAACGTAGAATACTCAGCTACTGCTAGTCTCTGTATTGTTCTATACTGCTGTAAAAAATCCCAAGTACATGGGTCGTTCTTTTTAAATATCTCCATGCTTATTTTTTCATAAGCCTCATATAGTTCATATTCCATCTCATATGCTTTTTCAATAGCATCTACAAGACCTGTTACTTTTTGAGGTGATTGTATGGGAGGCATTGATGGTTGAATGTTCCAATCTGTCAAATACTTTTGTAAGCCTTCTGCATGAGTAAGCTCATCTACTGCTTCGCCTTTAAAATATTCAGCAGCCTTTAAGTAACCTACGTTTTCACAGTAGTTTGTTACTTCTCTATAATAATAGTGTGCCTTGTATTCATTACCTATTCTTTCGTTTAGGAGATTAGCAATGTCTTGTGGTAATTTTACTGGTGTCATATTTTATATTTTATTTTGTATATAATCCTAATTCATCTCTTGCTTGGTCTATAGCATTTTGATGTGCTGATTGTAAAGTTGATTTTATTTGTTTTTTTAATTCAGTTATTTCTATCTGTATTTTAGGGTCTTCTGATTTATTTTTAATTAGCTCTTTCAATCTTTGAATGCTAGATGAAGTATAAGAATCAGATAGATTTTCATTTGTATAGTCATGGGAATACTTCATTACAAGTTCAGAAAACTTATTATATTCATCTGTTGTCATTATCCCTTTAGGATGAATATTGTCTGCTTTAACTGGATATGATAATCTTGTTCCAATTTTAGGTATTTCTATATCAGATTCAATCAAATTCTTTAATACAGGAGACTCCATTTCTTTTTCAGTAAATGCTACTTTTTGTTTATCATTTTTAGATATAATCCCTGTTTCTTTTAATATCTGGGGTTGTACTCTGCCTTTAATATCTTCACCTAATTTCTTGGCTTCATATGGTTCTTGTGTTGCCATAATCATGTGAACAGGTGTTTCTATAATAGGGATTTGTTCTGCTACTGCTCCAATACTTCCTAAACCTGCTTTTGCTATAGCTTCAAATGTAGATACATCTTCATCTTCATTATATTTATTCCATAATCTTCTTGCTGTGGCTGCTGTTTGAATTACTTCCAATGGCAATGCGTGTTGTGTAGGTTTGGGAATTTCTACTCCCCCAACTTCCATTTTATCTGATGCCAAATCTTCATCATCTCTTTGTTTATTAGCATTGAATTTAGTATATAATCCGCCAAAACTAGCAAAACCAAACCAGCCTATCATCCATAAAGCAGTTCCCATAGTTCCTTGCTTCAATTGTCTCATTATAACATCTGCTTCTTCTGGTTTTAAATTTTCTATTCCTTTTCTATATGCATTAATAACATCTACATTTGCTTTTAATAATCCAAATGGAGACGTAATGCCTACTCTTCTTGCTATGTTGGTTGGAACTGATGATATTGGAATAAGAAAATCTGCAACAAATTTATATGTAGCACCTACATTACCTCGTTTTTCCATTTCATTTTTCCATGCTGTGAATTTTCTTGTTAATGCATTGCTCTCTTGAAATATCTCATAATTAGCTCTTTTAAATGCAGCATTTTCTATTGATTGTATAACTAGCGGATGTGTAATATCTAAACCTTCTTTTGCAGCATTCCTCATAGCATTATCAAAACTATGTTCAAATGTAGCTCTTTTAACAGGGTCTTTTATTATTTGGTGTAAATCAGTAGCAATATATAATACAGGTATATGTTCATATTCTGATTTGCCCATTTTTCTATTTAAGTAAGTTGTACCTGTCTTTAATATATCCCATGAATTTTTTACAAACTTTTTAGGATTAAAAAATTCTTTATACCATTTTAATTCAGAATTCAATGCCATTGAACTACCTTCTATAGGAGCTTTTTTAGCTATACTTGAAAATACTTTGTTGTATATGCTTCCAATAGCTTGTTCGGGAATTCTTTTTACTGCACTACCTATTGTAGCTGCCGATGTCAATTTCCCTAACACTTTGTACCCAGATAATACAGCTAATCTAATGCCTCTACCCGCCCACATTAAGGATTTCTGATACCAATTTTTCTGAGATTCAAATGCTTGTCTTTTTAAATCTCTCATTTTCTTTTCAGCATTAACTACTCTTTGGTCAGCTTTAATCCATTCTGAATTATTATAAGGATTTAGTTCGCTTTCTTTTTCTTTAGTAACAACCCCTTCCCTTAATTTAGCCTCTATATTATCCGCTTTTTTATTCAATCTATCTATTTCGGATTGTATTGTTTTACTTGGGTTTACATTTTCTTTTATTAATTTTTTAGCTTCTGCTCTTATCTCAGCAACTTTTTTAGCCGCTTCGCTTCTTTCTTTAGATACGCTATACTTTCCGCCAATTAAATCAAGTACATCTTTTTTAGTCAGCCCATCTATTTGGTCTTTTAGCAAGTCATGTATATTAGTCACAATATCATCTAACTTACTTATACCTTCTTCAACATGGCTTTTTATTAATTCCCCTACTTCAGGAGAAATAGCAGCTAATTGTTTTATTTTTTCTATAGGTATGGGAACTGCTAATGAATACATAGTACCGCCACCTTTAGAATCCTTCCATTTCTTTTTTATTTTATCAACGATAGTTTTTCTTTCTTTTACAAATTCTTCTTTTGTTTTTTTAGCTTTCCCTTTTTGCTCTGCTTGTGCTTCTTTTTCTTTTTGGGCTATTTCTTTTTTAGCCTTTAAATCAATTAAGTCTTTTTCTATTTTATCTTTTTGAGCTATAGCTTCATCTCTTTCTTTTGTTATAGCATCTATTTTTTCTTTTACTTGTTGGGGAACTTCTCCTGCATATGCTTCTTTTATTAAATTCCTTTCTCTTGAAATATTAAACCCTGCATCTATTACAGGTTGCATAGAATATCCTATTTTACCCCATTTATTACCTGCGCTTCTTGCTGCTTCTGTTTGTTTATCTATTTCATCGCTTAATAATTGTTTCTTATTTGCAATTTCTGCTTTATCTATATCGTTATCGGCTTCTGACATTTGCATTGATAATTCCCTATCTTTTGCATCTAATTGATGCGCATAATATTGCATATCAAATACTTCTTTTTCATCATTATATCCTCTTTTCTTTTTTAAAATATCATCAACCATAGAAATAGGGTCAACTTCTTCACTATCAATTCTCTGCTTTGCTTGCTGAAGCTCTTCTATATCTTTGCCCATTTTAGGTAATTCTACAGCAGGTAACCCTAATGCTTCTCTAAGCGGAATAGTTATTGCTTTTTTAACTCCTGTTTTTCTTTCTTCTACTGGCTTTACCTCTTCTTTTATTATTTCTGGCTTCTCTACTTCTACTTCTAGTTTTGCTTTTTGTTTGGGAATTTCTGGAGTAACTTTTTCTTCCATTTTCGGCTTCTCTGCCTTTACTTCCCCTCCTAATAATCTACCAAATACATCTTTCACTTCTTGAGTTAATTTAACATCAATAGAAGAGCCTTTTATGTTTTTGTATATATTAACTAACCATTCTTTTAAATTGGCAAATACAGCTTCTAATGCTTTTGTAGGAGCTTTTCCCTCTCTTAAATATCTTTCAAATCCTCTAGCAAATTTTTCTTCTGCTTTTGTAGTCCATTGGTTATCTTTTACATTAGCCCACTTTTTTACAGCATCATAATCTTTTGAAAATTGCTCATTTGTTTCTGCTAATTTTTCTAAAAATCTTCTTCCTAAATGACCTGTTATTTCATGAGCTAAAGTTGAAATATCTGCACCATCAAAAATATGGAATGTTGCTTTATTATCATTCATAAAATCAACAGCACCCTTTATCTTGCCACCTTCATTTTGGAAAGCTATAATTGGATTGTTTCTATCTGCATCTGTTATCTTTGTTTCAATCCACTCCATTCCATTATCATCCCTTATATCAATAGCATCAGGTCTTGTCTTCTTTATCATTGCCCCCATTTCCTTATACTTATCTACTACTGTCTGCTGGTCTCTGGTTAGATTATCTTCAAAATCATCCTCTGTTGATTCAGCCTCATAACCATCTGGCTGATTAAAACTTTCAACATTTCTTCTACTTTCTGTTACATAAACAGTATCCCCATTTGAATATATGTTTCCTCCCCAATGAAATAAATCAGAAACATCCATATTATTATATTCATTAAAAATATCATCTTCTAATTTTTGTGATATATCTTTCCACCTTATTGTTTCTCCATCTTCAAGACCTAATGCTTCTTGCTCAAGTATCAATTTAGCATTATCCCCCATCCATTCATCTGGCTCATAATTTTCTATTTCTTCTTTTGTTATATTGTTTAAATCATTAAAATGCTTTTCTGCTTCATATTCTATTTCAGAATATCTATTTGATGCCTCTTCTCCTATATAATCCGATACTCTAAATACACTTACTTCATCTTGGGGAGCAACTGTAATACTATTTGAATCTGAATCTACAACCATTAAAGTCGTACCTCCGTAATCAATAGTATCTCCTTGCTCTAATCTATCACTATCTCCTCTTATTATTTCATAAGGGGCATTACCTTCTCCTGTATGGTCTACATATCCTTCTATTACTGCTAAGGTATATGGTGAGGGAAATCTTACCACATCAGCTCCTTCTTCTGCTGCGTGCTTCATCGCTTCCCTAAACAATCTCATTTCATGTACCTTCTGGGAAGCGATAAATTGCTTCTCAAGCATATTCTCTCCTTTTTCAGCCTTTATTTCTTTTGCTCTTTTATCTATAAATTCTTGTTTTTTACTAATTAAACCATTTACCTTATCATTAAAATAATCTCCAAGCTGGTCTCTAAAATCCCTAACTTTTACTTTTTCTTTTAACATATCATCTATATAGCCTTTTGCTTCTTCACTTGTGTCAAATTCACCTACTTTATATGACCTATTAATACCATAGTTTTTAAAAACTTCATATTTATATAATTGTTTATTTAAAGATTCTATTTCTTTATTAATTGCATCAAACTCTCTATTTGTTTTTACTTTATCTAATAGGCTTTCAAGTTTATGTATTTGTCTATTTATTTCTGGGAAATCTTCAGATTCAATTCTTTCATAATCAAAATATTGATTTGCTTCATTGTCTAAAGCATAACTTATTGCAGTATGTTCATCAGCTTGCCCTTCTTTATATCCTGGTTCTGTATCAAAAACTGTTCTTTCAGCTAACACTCTACCATCTTTATCAAGAACTTTCCATTCATCTTTTACTCGTTCTACCTTATATCCCCTTTCTTCTATTATAGCTTTTGCTTTTTCATCTCCAATTTTACTCCATACATCCCTGTTCATGTATTCATTAACTTCTGCTGAGGGAACTGATTCCGCAAACAAATCTGCTGCTTTTGATTTTTGATAAACATCGCTTTGAAGTTCTGCTAAATGAAATATATTATTACGTTTGTCAAACCATGCTCTAATATGACCAAATAATCCTCTATTTACATTTCCTGTTGATGAGTTGGCATTTCTTTGACCTATCCAATGCTCTACTTCGCCTTTATTCCCTGCTGTTCCAACGTATTTTTGTATTTCTGCTTGGGGAGTGTTGTCAGGCATATCTTTATCTACGGCTGCCCACACTTCTGTATTGGGAATTTGTCGTAGTTCCCAGCTCTTCCCATCCATACCCATAGTAGTAAAATCACCACTAAAGTGTCCTGTTTCTCCATGGTCTACTGGAGCATTAAATATTATTGTTTTTGCATCTCCATATCCGCCACCAAGATTATCCCTGCCATATTTTGCATAAGAGTCTGTTTTTATTTTTTCAAGTTTCATTACTTGAATTTCAACATCGTTTCTAAAATCATCAAATGATATTCTTTTTTGACCTTTATATTTATCAAATGCAAGAACATTATTAATGATGTCTTTTTCTATTTGTTTCCCTTTGCCTTTTATGAAGTCAGATATAGATTGATGAACTACCATTTGCCCTTTCATTTTTTCAAACTGAGGAGCATCAAATACTGATAATGTAACTCTTGAAATTGGGCGTGTGGGAACTGATTCGTCTTGAAATAAAACGCCTCCTTTATCCTTAATTGCCTTTAGGTCTCCTTTTTTAATATCAGAGATAAATGTATCATAGAAATCATCTTGACCTGTTGTTTCTTTCCATACATTAGACATAGCATCAAGCATAGACATTTGTGCATTTATTTCTGCATCTGTCATGGGAACTGGCTTCACTTTCATTCCCATTGCTTTTTTAGCTTTAGCTATTACTGATTTGTCTGCGGTAACGAGGACTCCTTCATCTCTGAGTTTGATGAGGTTTGTTTTTGCTTCTTCTCTTTTACCAACATTGCGTGCAGATTGTTCCAGTCTTTCTTTGTCAACGGCTTTGGTTGTGGCTGGTTCGGGTTTAACGACTTCAGCCTTTCGTTTATCTTCTTTGTTTTGTATATTTTCATTTTCTTTTGTTTTTTGTTCGGGAAGTTCTACTTTAGGAAATCCTTCAAATCCTAAATCAGTAAAATCTAAATCAGATATTTTCTTAACTTTTAATGGGTCTACTTTTGAATTTACTTCAATTGCAGTTGATGGAGCATCAGCACCAGATATTTTTAATACTACTGGTATATTATCTGCACCAATTTCTTTTAAAGCATCTAATCTATTATGACCATCAGACAATCCTATTTTTTCATCATGTACATGATACACTAATTCTACAGGTCTTTTTATCCCATTTTTCTCTATATCATTTTCAAGATAAAAGGTATCTCTACTTTTTCCTTGAGTTCTCATTTTATCTACTAAAGAGATAGGTAATATATCATGTGTTTCTTTTACATTGTTTACTATATCTGCACCTATAGCCATTTCCCCTACACCTTTTTGTTCTTGTTTGGGAAGTTCTGATTGTTTAACATCTTTTACATTTTTCCATTGTAAAATAGTTTCATGACCTAATTCTTTTGCAGCAATTATTCTGTGTAACCCATCATCTGATTCTGGTATTGGAGGTGTTTTATTAAAATCTTTTTTTACATTTTCAATTCTGGAATCCTCTTCTTTTTCATACCCTTGATGTATATCATATATATCCTTTCTTGTTACATCATGTATATTTGATAATTTTTCTTGAACTAAAATATATTTCTCACCTTTTTCACCACTATAATCGCCACCAGAATTATCAAGTAAATCTTCAGAATCAATTACATCACCTACTTTATAGCCTCCCCATTCAGTTCTTTCTTTTGGATTAATTATGATACCTTTCTGTTCCCCTACACCTTTTTGTTTGGGAAGTTCTGCTTGTTGTTTTTTAAATTCTTCTTTATAGTTTTCTATTATTTTATCTACATTATGAAAATCAGAAGTTAATCCTTCGGGTGCATTTTCTTCTAATTTTTTTGCTACAAATACAGCTTCATTAGGATTATCAAATTCTATATTTGCTAATGGAGTTTCGCTTTTAGCATCTCCTACATTTAAAAGTATTTTCCCATTTTTTAAATTATCATTTACTCTATATTTATTTGTTTCAAAATAAATATTAGCACCTGTTCCTAATTGTTTTATTGGTTTTACTTCTTCCCCGACTTTCTCACCAATTCCTTTCCCTTCTCCTTCAATCCTTGGTGCTTGAAGTACTCCACTTGTGCTAATCTCTTCTGTGCCTGCTCCTTTGATAGGTTCGGTTGTGACAGGTTCTTCCCCGACTCCGACTTTACTTGGTAACCCTGGGATGTTTTCTTTATCATTTGTTTGTGTTTTTTGTTCGGGAATTTTTGCTTGTTCTTCTTTTAATTCAGTGTCATTAAAAAACACTTCAGCATCATATTGACCGCCATCTTCTTTTTGAATCAAAACTTTCCCTACTAATTTGCCTTCAGAATTTCTACCTCTTATTTCTAGGAGCTTAACTTGTTTTACTCCTTCTGGTAATTCTTCTTCTCCAAATGACTTTGAATCTATTGCTGATAATGGTATATTAGGGGCAGGATTTTCTCCTTTTCTATTAATAGTATATTTTTTAGGAATAAATTCGCCTTGCTCATCTTTTTCTATTGTCCCATTCTTAGGTAGCGCTTCCCCAACACTAACTTGCTCTCCTTCTACTCCTTTTTGTAGGGGAGCTTCTGATATTTCACCATTTAAAGGCTGCCCTGTCACATCGTTTACTTCATATGCAGATGGGTCATTAGTTTCTGTTATGCCTTTTATTTGATTATTTATTGCATCTATTTGTTGTAGATATGGGTCTATTTGAGTAGCATCTTTAGATGACATTTCTGACATTAAATTATCTCTCTTTTGAATAAGACCTGCTACTGATGCTTGTGTTTCGGGAGTTAAATCTTGAGATGTTTTTTCTAATGACTTATTGTAACTATTCAAATCAGCCATTACAGCTTCGGTAGTTCCCTGAGGTACATTGCCCAATTGCTCATTATTACTCAATATAGCTTGTAATTCAACAGGGTTTTCTTTGCTTAAGCTATATTTTATAGCACTTCTTAATTGACCTGGTAGCTTTACCCCACCAACCACCGCTTGCGTAGTTAAATGCAACAAAGCTCCAGCAGTAGCGCCGCTTGCAAATGATTTAGCTGCATCATTTATCACTTCCCCAGCAGACAACCTATATCTCTTATCCTCTATACCTGCTTCTATTTCTTTTCCAGTTTCTCCTGCTGCTGATATAAATCCTAATTCAGCAGAAGACTTAGCTGTGCCATGAGCTGTATTCTTTAATGTATTTGATATTGATTTTTCAAGTACGGGAATCGCTTCTTGTGCTATAGGCTTTGCTCCAATAGCAGTAAATGCTAAATTCGTCAATCCCCCAACTATCTCACCTGTAACTAATCCATTTTCAGCTTCACTCATTAAGTCTACATCAGACGCATCAGGGTTTTGTTCTTTAAGCATATTGAATCTTCTAAGAACTTCATCTCTACCACCTTGATTAACCATGTCTGGAGTAGTCATTGCGAATGATAGCACTGGTGCTAAACCCACTAGCGAAGCACCTGCCGTTTCTGGGGCTGCCATAACTGCTGCTGTTGCCATTATCCCTGCTTCTGTCATTTTAGTAACAAATGGCACTGCTCCACCTATTGTTTCTCCAGCTTTTCCAAAAAATGGAGATGGAGTTTTGCCTACATATCCTTCTTTGGTTAAAGCGTAAGTTTCTTCTCTTTTTTTGTTTGCATAATCAGCTCTTTGTTGTGTTGTCATATTATTGACAAACTCTTTTGACTCTTCTTCATCATTAAAAGCCCTATTCAACGCATCCACTGTAGAATCCCAAAACCCAGTAGTTTGACTAAGTGCTGGTAGTTTTGTATTAGGGTCAACAGTATAAACTGCATCGTTGTTTTTTACAGCTTCCTCTATTTTTTTTCTTTGCTTAATATATGCTGGGGAATTTTTAGGTGCAGCTAATCCTTTAGCTTTTAATGCTCTTTCTGTTGTGTTATCAATAGCTATTTGCATATTAGCTCTTGACTTTGCGACTTGTTCTATTTTTTCTCCAGTTACATTCTTTGCAACATACGTTGCATCAGATGGCATTGGTTTATTAAATGAGCTTTTATCTAATACTATGCTTTTCCAATCTTTTTGTTTGGGAATTGATTGAGGCTGAGGTGCATTTTCTTTTGCTACCTGCGCTTGTTGAGCTGCATAAGCAGGATTAAGTGCGCTTGTTTGCCAACTTTGCTTTTCTCCCCCTTCTTGTAAACTTGATGGTGATTGTGAGGGTGTAGGGGGATTGGTATTTGTCTTTAATTCTTGACCACCAGATTGACCATCTACTTTTTTTTTTACATCATCAAAATCAGAGAAATCGTATTGAGTATTAGATGGAGCTTGCTCTTTATTGCTAATAGCTTCATCAAATGCAGAAAAATCATATTTTTTAGCTCCAGACATTATTTATGTATTTTATGGTTTTTTTATTAACCCTTCAGCAATAAGTATTTTTATAGCATCGCTTTCGCTTAATTTATTCTTGCCCATAAAAGATGAAATCTTTTTTTGAGTTGCATTATCATAAGATTTTATTGATGGCGCAGATTTAGAGCTGCCTTTTTTTTCTTCTATTGCTAATATAGTTTTACCTTTTGCATTAGGTTGTACTTTATATCCTAATGTAGCGGCATCTATAGTAGTTAATCTTTTTCCTATTTTATTATCTAAAACAGGATATATTTCCCAATTGCCTTGCTTATTTAGCTTTACACCTAAATTATCCGAACCATACTCTCTTTTTTCTGTCTTTCCTTGTTCCTTTACTTCGTATCCTAATTTTAAATCTTTAATTATCCCTACAATGCTTTTAGAAAACTCTGCATCTAAGTCTTCTCTATTTAATGGCATATACGCTTCATTTCTGCCTTGCTGTGATGCTAGTACAGCGTTTGGCTGCAATCCCGTTTCTCTTGCAACCTCTTCTACGCTCTTGCCTTGCTTTAATAAATCAGCAGCCTTATCTTTTTGGTCTTGAAGAGCTTTGTATTGTGTAGCAGCAAGAGTGTATATATCTCTTTTTTCTCCACCTGCTCCCCCTACATTAACATTAGTTGTATTTCTAACTATAGGTTGCTTTTGTTCTTCTCTTACTTTAATAGATGCAGACTCAGTCATATTGTCTTTAACTAAATCATAAGCGATAGCTCTTGATAATGCTTCTGCTTGGGAAGTGTTAAGAGGGGCTTTGCCCTGCATTTGTTTTTTTACTTCGTTTCTTAAATAAGCTGCTGCCGCTGGATTATTTTTAGGAGAAAAAATTTGCTCAAAGGCATCTCTATCTAATAGTTTTATAGGGGCTTTCACCTTTTCCCCAGCGTCCCCCATCCATTCGTGCATTACAACAGCATTGTTGTCTGTAAATGTTTCGTGCTTAGGTTCAAAATCTCCTGTTGGCTTACCAGACGCATCTGTTAGTGGCTGATAGAATGGCTGTGATTTTGCGTCATATAATGTAGATTTTTCTACGCCTGCTTTATTTCTTTCCTTTTGGCTATATTGGTATTCTACTGGCTTTGCATTTTTTATAGATTCCCTTACAGCCTCTGTGTTATATATGTCGTCATTGTTTAGTACATCGTCTATGTAGTTGTGTGTGATGTCTACGTTGTCTAGATTGTCTGGGAGTTGCTTATCTTTAATGCCCCAAGCTCTGTTTTGAAATGATTCCCTAAACTTATTAGCATCTACCCCTTTCATTCCTTTTATTTGCTCTAAGCCAAGTTCCATTTGTCTTTTTAATTCCTTTGACTTTTCAGAATCTTGTGCCACTTGTCTTATTATAGGGTTTGCAAACATTTGTATATGAGACTCAGTTACTCCTGGGTTTTCTGCTATAAATTTATACACTTGTTGCAATCCACTAGATAATTTATTTGTAATGTTAGGGTCTGCGACTGTTCCACTTAAATAATCTTTAGAACTAAATTGATTTTCGGCAAGTTTTGTTAATGCTGCTTTATTAGCTTTGGCAACTTCGTCAGCTTTTGCTTTAGCTGCTTTTTGTGCAGATATATCCTCTGCTAGTTTATATAAACCAGCAAATTGTTGTTCGGGAGTTACAAATCCTTTAATATCTAATTCTGCCATTTTTATTTTTTTTATTCATATCCTCCTGGATATTGCTGAGGATACATTAACGCTTGTTGTTGAAAATAATAAGGATTATTTGCATTATACATAAGCCCCATTTGACCATAATTGCCCATAGTAGGCTGTCCCATATATGACATATTCCTTAATGCAGATGGAGCATAAGCCCCTTGAACTGCACCTGTATTTGTTGGCGGCATAACTTTAGGGTATCCAATTTTAGACATATTTGATACCGCTGCTGCTTGGTCAACACCGCCTCCATTTTTACCAAACATACCCTGTAGTCCATTCTTACCAAATCCTCCAGCCGCATTAAATGATGCTAAAGAAAATCCAGCATTAGATATATCGCCCCAAGTATTTTGTTTGTTTTCTTGCATTGCGCCCTCTAATTGCGCTCTTGTTTGATATTGTCTTAATTCATCAGCGAACTTTCTTTGTTGCTCTTCTTGATAATTACCATATCTTCTTTGGTAGTCTTGTGCCTCTTGTCCTGCTAAGCCTTGCAATGCTTGATTCCCTTGAGCCTGTACACCTGCTGCTGCTTGCATAACATCAGATGCTGATGTAGCAGCTTGTTGCATTCTACCCATTGCATTTGCTCCACTTTGGAAAATGTTTCTTTCTGCTTGCGCAGCTCCTGGCATTCTTGCATTAAGCAAGGTTCTTGCCATTTCATCGTATTTATATTTCGGCTGGTCTGCTAATAACTTTCTCATTTGTCTATTAGCTACTCCCCTACCTATCGCTTTACCTGCTGCGCCTGCTAAACCTAATCCTACCATTCCTAATGTAACTGGCATATAATTATTGTTTTAAATAAACTAATTGAACAATGTCGTCTTTATCTTCAATGACCTCTAAGTCATTTTTTAATAACCATTTTATTGCCCTTATATTTCTATTCCAAACCCTACACACAAACTTTTTCCCTAAGTCTTTTCGTATCATCCCAAAGAATTCTCTTAGATATGTTCTTATTCTGTACTGGGAAGACAAGCTAAAAGAAATCAAGAGCATATCTGTGTAAACATAGTACCCTACTAGCTTTCCTTTGTCATAAACTCCCTTACAAACACACAAGTCTTTTATTTCAAATATCTGTTCACTTATACTTTTAACGACATCGTCTACGGTTTCTACTTTTATATTTGGGTTATACAGTTCAACTATTTGCTTGTCTTCTTCAAATGCCACTCTTATCGCTTTCTCTAATTGGCTGTATGTTATTTTTCTTGCTATCAAACTATATGACCTTTACTTATTGACATTCCTAGTTCTAAAATACGAAGTTGTAAGGGTGATGTTGTTGGGGAATACTGTGCTAAAACGAACATATTAGTATTCCTCATTACCTCAGCCGTTAACAAACCTGTATACACATCACCACTATTTGTTGGCACTACCTTGTTCCTCAATATCTGTGCGTACCATATTCCTTCTTTCTGTACAAAGCTATCGTCTGTTAAGTCGGATATTTGTAAGTAAGGGAATTCATTATAAAAATACACAAAACTTGGGACAATATTAGATTCTGATAAAAAATTATCATAAACCTTGGGCATTTGTGGTAAAATGTTTGATGTAAACATTATTCGTGACTGGGAATACACTCCAAAGAACACATTCTGACTGTCTTGATTGTGTTCCCAAGCATTACCCTCATTAAAAGAAAACAACCTATTTTGTATTGTACAGAAATATTCTGTATTAAATGTATAAGCACTTTGCCAATGTGGTTGTACAATAGCTCCAGTACCCAACTTGTAAGAAATGGTTTTACCTTGATAGTCTAGGATATCAAATGGATATACTAATTCTGGGTAGTCAGGTAAGAATCCTTTTGGTGGGTTGTTATCAAGTTTGGGAATTGTTATTAATAACTCATCGTGACTAGGGTCTACTGTTGCAAATACGTATGGTCTGTCCCCAAACGCCTCAATTTCTCCCTTAGTCAATGACATATACTTGTAGCACCAATTTTTCCAAAACCTTGACATCTTTATAGCCGAAATATTATCTAACCCATTAGCAGAATATTGTACCCATCTACCATTACTAGCATCAAGATAATAAACATTACCACGATACTGAATAACTGATGCAGGGTCTATACAACCATAGTTTCCCTTCAATATATTTATAGTTCCAATTACACTAGTGCCTGCACTAAAGAATTGCACACCGCCTGTACTATCCGTTATCTGCGTTTCCCCAAGATACATAGAATTAGTTTCAACTGCACATATTGCTAACATTACACTGCCTTGGTCTTGCACCTTTGATGTGTTCTGAAGTTTAGTTATAGACCCACAATCATCTGACACAAAGGTTTGACTTCCCAAACGAAATGTACTAGAGCCATTTATTTGTGTTCCTGATATATACGTATCGCTCCATACAACTTCTGTACTATTATTCGCTTGACCTATTCTTGTTATTACATTTATCTTTCCTGTATCCGTATACCAATTTCTATAATATAAATCATTCGGACTCATTGCAGACACATTATATGGAATACTAGTTCCAGTATAAAAAGTTCTTGTTAAAATATATGCATCAGAATAAAAATATCCTATAAGTTCGCTATACGTTCTATTTATTGTTCTTGGATTATATATAGGGAATATTTGACCTATTTCATAATAAGGCTCTTGCTCACTAGTTTTATACGGAGTATATATTTCATATACAAATGCAGTGCTTGTTAAAGAACCTACATCAGTAGCCTTTATTAAAATATAATCATTATCTTGACCTATAACAGGTAATGTAAATGTAACACTATCGCTTCTTGTTAATATACATATATCTCCTTCTGTAAATATATATCCAAGTCCAGATTGATTTAATGCCGTTGTAATCAATCCAATAGCAACAACGCCTGCACCAAACGATGTTGATGTGTAAACATAATTTCCACTAGAATCTTTTGTGGCGTATTTTGGATATGCAAAAGATTGAATAAAGAATCTTTTGCTTTGATTTTTTGTTATAATAGGAGCATAATAATATGCCCAATCTGGTATTTCATTTACAGCATTTGCATTATCCAATTCCCAAGCAAATGACGATATCGCTGAAGTATACCCATAGTCCCTAACTGGCGTACTAACTATGCAATCATTATTAGTTACAACACCACATTTTCTCATTGCGTAATCATAAAATGCAATACCTGATTTGTATGATGACAATTGAGGGAATGCATTATAATATGCTAATCCACTAGTTCCAGTTATTGTACTATTAAATCTAACTTCTGATGAATCTGGATATGAATAACCAGACGGTATGGAATTATTTATATATTCAGAATATGTAGCACCTTTATATGTTAAAGATGCAAAAGAAGGTATTGAAGTTGGGGCAGATGTAGCTGGAACTGGATATGTATTATATACAGGAGCTGAACCCAATACTACAGTTTCAGAACCATTCACCAAATAGTATCCAGATGGAGATGCCCATGGAATAAATATAGCCCATGATGCGCTCGCATACAAATTATTTAATGTGTTCCCAAATCTAAATAAAAATAAATTTCCAGATTCTATATTTACAGAATCGCCTATATTTAAAGTCATTGATGTACTTAATGGCGCACTATACCCTTCAATATTATTGGCAAGAAAGTATCTCTGTTTTGCTATTTCGTGTGTTTGGGAATAGATGGGTACATTGTCAAATGGTCTTAATACATCGTAATCTGGTATAACAATACCAGTTGTAGTATTATTAAAATAATATGTTAATGGAGATAAATTATTATTATGTGCTAATATCTGATATTCATCATCATAATTCCCTTTATTCCATGTTCTTACAATAAACGCATAATTAGTATCGCTACTTCTTGCAATCAAGTTGACAATCTTAACATTGTCTGGAATTATATTAACGTAATTCATAGTAACCTTGATACTATTGTAAGTATCACTCGCTCCATTTATTCTTGACGATACGCTATATAATCCTATTACAGATGTTTCATTGTCATAATATTGATATTGGAATGCAAACTCAAACGATTCATTGTATATAAAATTATCAGTACCTATTGTTTCTTTTAATATAAATGGAGGATATGCTGGAGGCGGTTTTATCAATGTTATTTGAGAAAAATCTATTGGGTATACGTATGTGTGGGAATCTGTTACAAATGAAGAATAATTGGCACTAATTGCAGACTCTATATTTATTTTTCTTGGTTCGTTATTTGTTCCATCTGGAAATGATAAAATATTATTTGCTATATGTGCGCTATGTATTAATGAGTTCTTATCAAAGTTTAGTCCACCAACTACTTGAGAAGAAGTCAATACATTATATTGCGTATTTGTATCTGTATACATACAGACAATCTTGTCTTCCCCAGCAACAGTATACAAAATATCAGTAGTATATGTATCTGTTCCTAATGATACACCTACATTTAAATAATAATATCCATTTGTAAATACTATAGATTGACAAGTATATGTTCCAGCGTTTGAACCAGATGTAACAACAAATATATCTCCTGCTTTTATTGCATTTATTCTTTGGTCAGCTATAATAAATGTATTGCCTCCAAATGATATTATAGATATATTAGCTATAGGAACTTGGTGGCTTCTTACTGTGTCATAGTCAAAGTAAACAAATCTGTTGTTCTCTGTGTCTTCTATTGAGCCTATTGTTATGTATTGGGAATTGAATGTTATTGCTCTTACAGATAAACCATAATTAAAATCTAATTCATTTTCATATAAAACAATATCATTGTATTTTAATTGTTTACTAATTGCTTTATTACTAATTAAACTTTGTGTAGAATTCCAAAAGTATGTAGAATCGTATAAATCAAAATATGAACCTGAGTCTGTTCTTCCCCCACATCCTAATGCAGTAAATCCACTGCTATTATCAGCTATGTTAGGAGAACTCCAATTAATAGTTCCTGTTTGTTTTAATTTACCTCCAGATACTGTATCTCCACCTAAATAAGTAGATAGTTGTTGCCATTCATATTGTGTGGGAATCCACCATCCAGTAGGCGCTAACCCTCTTGGGTCATTCACCGCATACCAATTGTAGAGTCTAATTCCAGTAGCTTCATCATTATTATACCAACACCAAGCTCCAGTTGTTAAGTCTGTCCAAACTCTAGGGTCTGAAACTTCTGGTATTGGGTCTCCATTTCTATAATTAGTTACATTAAGATTTTGTAGTGACCATTTTTGGTCGCCTATAACTACTGATGCTAAATCAGCAGGTTTGGGAATTTCTACGTTACCGCCAATACTTTCAACAACTCCCGTAACACCCTTGTCAGTAGTTCCCGTACGCACATTCTCTGCATTAACCCACTCATTAGTAGTTAATGCAAATGGAGAGTCGTCTGAGTTCATGCGACCAGACTGTATATCTCCAAAGTATTTTAAATCTTTTTGCCTCATTATTAATTTTTAATTGCTGCGGTATATCCGTTACGGAGTGTGTTCTTGATGTCTACTAATGTAAGTCCACTTAACCTTGACCTTAATCTTTTCTTGTTGTTATAGAAAGATACTGCCTCTGGGCTGTAGTCGTTGTTTGAGTTAGGGGAGCGTTTCCACTCCTGCCATGCTCTGATGCATTGTATAGCTTGTATATCTATCTGACTTGCAGTATCTACACTCTGACCGCTTGATATGTACTGAAGCACTACGCTCTTTCTTTCAAACCCAAGCGACATCTGTATTTGTCTTCTTTCCTTTATTACCTTGTATCCAATACTAGTGCCTCCCGTAGCACCAAAGAATCTACCCGTTGGCTCACCAAAGTCTGACACATTCCAAAACCAGAAAATTCCCAAGCCGCCTAAAAATAACTGATTTCCGCCATAAATATTGTTCACATTTCCTGGTGTAACTCCATTGGTTGTAGGGTAGTGTGGATGTGTAAATTGAGCCGTTGCTGGGTCATATTTTCTTAATGGACTAATAGAGCTTTGATGTGGAAGTTTTTGCAGAACCCCATTGCCATAAAAACCACAAGACACATCATCTACGAAATCATCTGGCAAGTCTACTGCACCATAGTCGTTAACTGGTAGTTCTACCGTGTTAACTATTTTAAGTGTGTCAAATGATAGTTCTCTTAGGCAAGTAGCACCATGTACCATGTATTCTAAATAGTAATGTATGGGAAGACCTGACTCAATGAGTCCACGCCTTGTTATTTCATCTAATGTTGCTAGTACCATCTTTTATTATTATTTTTATTGGTTAGCTTTTTGCTGGTTTGTAGGAATTCCCTTACTCTCGTCAACAGTTGGGTCAACAAGTTTATCAGGTATTGCTTGAGTGCTGTATAATTTATATACTTCTTGAATTACTTGCCATTCTTGTTCGGGAAGTATCGGCAATGGGTCGTAATCCCCATACATAGATATGTCCATTATGGCTAAACGCATTGCTAACTTTATGTTAGGGAATAGGGTCTTCAAGTCCTTTGTAAAGATAACGTCCATGCCAAAGTTTTCATATCCCACCTGCCCCATTAAGTCGTTCAACAACGGCTGAGATTTAATAAGACCTCCCTGACCCATTTGTAATGGAATAAATTCTTTGTCTAATTCATACCCTATATCATTTGGGTCGTACTTTGCATATATAGCCCATATGCCCATATTTCTTGGTAGTTTTATTGGCTTGATGGGAAGCGTTGCCTTGCTCTTGCCATTATATGAAACGACATCTATACCTTCATATAGACCTAGTGTTGTACCGTTTGGTATCACTTCCCCCATCTTCCCATTAATACTAAAATATTCTGTTTTAAGTAATTGATTTATTACATTACCACAGGCTATTTTTATTTCATTATATGAAAGACTAGAACCTTCTGCTATATCGCCACCTTCAATAAGTGACAAACAGCTTTCAGCTAATCTATAAATTGTTACAACACTCATTTTTTATTTTTTATAAATGATTAACGCCTTGATAATTTTGTTGTGATTTCATTTCTGCAAATTGAGATATTTCAGCATCACTAAGATTTATACCAACACTCAATAAAGCCTTTATTAAAATCATGTTTATATCTGTATCTCTCCACTCTAATTGAACAGAATTTATTGGGTCGTAAACAATATTTCTTCCCCCAACAACATTATAGCCATACACTGGCTTTTTAGGTCTTCTCATATAAGACACGCTGCCAATATAATTAGTATTAGCAGGATATAAACGAATAGTTCTTGGTGCTGTTATTTCTCCTAATGGTGCTGTGGGAATTGGCGGGTCTATTTGAGAATTTAGTTTATTAGACCTTTCGTCTTCATTTGTCATTTTAACTGGGTAATACGTTTCTCTTCCATTTTGAGTAAAAACGATTTCCATGTCTAACATATCAAGATACACCCTACTTTCAAATACCCTTATTGATGCACCACTTTGTATGGTTGTTATAGGCTCAATGTCTACCTGAAACGATGTAGAAGATATTATTTTAGTTATAATAGTACCTGGCTGAAATAATCCAGTTCCCGTACTTACTACAACAATTTGCCCTATAACCAATCCTGTTGTACTAGAAACATTAATTGTTGTCCCAGACGATGCATCATTTGCTGTAATTGTTGATACTAGGAATGTATTGGGAATTGACACTAGCTGTGGGTCATTGGCATCCGAATTAAAATCATACCTAGTCTTAAATGGAGTTAGGCAGTCTTTTATTATCTGAGATGTAGCGTACTTTGGAATAATGTCATTGTAATATGCGATTTGTCCTAAATCAATAACCGCAACAGACTCTTCTATTGTCAAGAAAGAACCTCTTTCTTTTCTTATCCAGAAATTAATATAATCAACGCAGTCTTTAATATTCATCTTGGCTGAAAGTTTGCCAAATTTAATAATATTATTAAGAAAAAAATTTTTATTCTACGATTTCTTTGCCTAATATCCTGTCTTGCTGTAAAATTATAAATTTCTTTCCGTTTATTTCGTAGTGCTGTGCCTTGTCTGAATTAAAGTATGCTAGGTCGCCATTTGAGGCTTGTATGTTTGGGAGGTGCTGCCTGTTGTTCCCAATGTGCATTATATGCGAAGACTTGGCTTTCTTTGTTTTCTTTATTGTCTGAGCCAATATAATCTTGTCCTGCTCAAACTCTTCAAGCATTACAAAACCGTTTACCATTATTATTTCCCCGTCACGAATAACTCCAAATAAGTTTCTTATATCACAACTAAAATATTCCTTACCATCGTATTTAATTAAGTTCCTGTAAACAGGCTCTCCGTTTTCTTGTTTTATAACAAGGTCGTAAATTACTTTAAATGAGAATATAGCCATGTCGCCTATCTGTAGGTCTTGTATAGAATACCCTTCGTATTGCTTGTCGTTTGTGATTTGTCTGGGAATTGACACTATTTCCCCTACAATATTTACCACATCTGCTGGGTCAACTGAAGCCCCGTTTTGAATTGATGACCTCTTCATTAGGTCTGAAATATGTCTTATGTATCTTGTCTTTGGATGTACTATTACTTTATTTGTTGGGGCTTGAATCATACTTAAATTTTTTGTATTTTTTTTCATTCAGTACTATACGATAAGCATAGTACCATGTTGCCATGTCATTCAATACAAATTTAATATCCTTTTCTATATTTTTATATCCTGGGATTAAACTTCCTCTCAAAGAACCACTAAATACAACCCAAAGATAATAATTGGTTATTTGTATGGACGGGATGATTGAATCCTTTGGGTATGTAGATATTAATCCTATATAGTGAGGGAACTCACGCTGTAGTATGTAATATTGTAGCTCCCCACTTTCATCATTGTCACGATATGTTATGTATTCCAAAGGTTGCGTTTTTGTGTATTTTTATTTGGGAAGTGTTGAAGTGCCTAATCATTCCTCCTTCACACAAAACCACACACCAAATGTCGTTCTCAAACATTCCAGAAGACTCTACATAAATAGCGTATCCGTCTTCTCCCTTTTCGGTAACTACAGGAATTGGTATATTAAATTGCATCATCATTTTCGTATTCCCTTACAATAAACCAAACATCACCGTCTGGTGCTGCCTTTGCGTCAATCCATAAACAAGCATTGCCATTATACATTTGACCAATGCCAGAGTTGGAACTAATTACTACCACATCACCTGGGATGTACATATCGCTGTATTCTTTACTAACCTCTACAACCTTTACCTTTTGAAATTCAAGTTGTACAAGTTCTATACCAACCGATGTTGTATAGTTGTCCTCCTTTAGCGGCTCAACTAACATTTTTCTGCCTACGGGTTCAAACTTTTGCATATATTTTTTGTTTTATAATTCGCCTTCTGTATGACTATCCCATTCGAGTTCTTCAGCACTTTCAGCACCTTCACCTCCCCAAGAATAATAATTTTTCACCTATTTAACGGATGTTTATGTTTTTATATAATAGTGTCTATTCCCACACATCCACAAAATAAATCCCCTCAACTCAATACACTCCATAATACCAGACATAACCTCATCTGATACTATCTGACTATCTTTTCTGAATGCATTTTTTATTGTTGCCGTTGACTTTAAGCCAAGTTTTACTGCAATTTCTAACTCAGATAGTTCGCAGTTCGCAAACCGTGCATCCATTTCGGTTTGGAATTTTAGGTAATTAACCTTAGTATAGCCTTGTATTTCTATCATAATAGCAAAATAAATTAAAATAAATATCATTTCAAAATTTATTTTGTCAAAATTATTATTATTTTTGTGTCATGGGAAGAGTCAAGACTAAAACTGAAGTTATTAAAGAGCCATATGTTCCCAAACCTGATGCGCATTTATACGTATATATACGCAAAAATCCATTATTACTGATTCCCATACCTTATAAATACAAACCCAACTACCAATACATTTTATCACTCATAAAAAAATAAAAAATGGAACTATCATTAAAAATGCACGAAACAAAAACAACTATTGAACAACAACATGACGACATCACAATAGATGAGATGTTCAATTTGTTCTCTGCTTTGTTAATATCAGCCACCTTTTCCCAGACACAAATAGATAACTACATTATTGATAAAGCAAATGAATTAAAAGAAGAAGAAGAAGACTTTAATGATTAGTTTGCAAAAGGTGTCGTAAATCAGCACCTGTCGCAAATATTTACTTTATTTACGAAAACGTAAACGGTTTAAAAAAATAAACAACAAGGTACTTTTAGTACCAAAAATCAAAGATATATGGGACGAAAAATACAAAAACTTACTGAAGAAGAATGGAGTGAGTTGAATAATGTAAGTAAGGGAACTACTACTTCCCCAACATCAATAGAATGGTTAATAGACCAAATGTTTAGGCAAGGTTATTTTGATGGGAACAAGCCATTATCAATTACTAATCTTGACCATTTACAACAACAAGCAGTAGAAATGCACAAGCAAGATATAATAAAAGCATTTGATGAAGGTCAAGAATATGAGTACCAATACCACATTAACAATGCTCCTAAATTTGATTCAGAAACTTATTATCAAGAAACATTTGTAAGTAATTCGGAAAAACCGAATGTTTCTGGAACTTATGCTGATTTAGAAAAATTACGCAGAGGTAGAAGTAAACATTAAAAAAGAAAGTCAATGAAACAAGTGTTCTTGATTATTATTGTTTGGGAATTAGCAAAACTTGCAATTAGAACAATTTTTGATAAAATAGTTAATGAGTAAAATGAGCGCACCTAAATAAAAATAGGCGCTAACTTATGTTTTGTAGGTGAATTGTCAGTTTAAAACTTACATTTAAGATATGAAAACAATAGAAATAAACAGAGAAAAACTTTACGAAAAGTATATTGCTTGGGTAAACCAAGTAGCAGATGATATACCAGAAAAGACGCACTTTGATGTGGATGAGATAATAAATGCTATTAGCCGTATTTTAGAGTCTGATACTGATATAATTCAAGAGTTCCCAGATAAGATTGTTAGGGAAGTAGTAGCAAAGTACAAGCAAAGAAGCGACACAGGTATAAATAAATACAACACGACCTTGGAAGAAAATAACACAGATAATTTTTTATTGCATCTTCAGCAGGAGCTTATGGATTCAACTTTGTATATTGAAAAGCTCCTATCAAAACTTCCCAAACAAAATGACTAAACAAGAGTACATAAACTATAAAAGAACAAACCAAATGAAAGTAATATACGAATACTACAAGGAGAAGTTTGACCATAAGAAACACAAACCATTTTTGCCTGAGCAAGAGTTTTACGTTTACATACAAATGAACAGAGATTTAAACGAAACCTACATTAAAGTAGCAAATTACTACGACTCATACTATAACGTAATCACCATTCTAGACGAACAAGGAAATATAATTACTGCTTATTAAAAATATTTTTTGGTAGTATCAAAAAGTTTTTTATTTTTGTCTTGCTCAAATTCACATTATATGTTTACTTCAAAAACATTCATTCAATTTATTAACGGTCTATACCTGCGGTTAAAATCTTTCTATTGCGTATCTGCAATTGTAATGTGATTTTTGAGCAACCGCAGGAATAGACCTATATTTTTTTATGAAAACTTATTCAGAAAAACTTCGTGACCCAAAATGGCAAAAGAAAAGACTTGAGATTTTAGAAAGAGATAAATTTTCATGTCAGCTTTGTTTGGATGAAAAAACAGAACTTCATGTACATCATTTTACTTATGATTTTAAAAAAGAACCTTGGGATTATGATGATTCAAATTTTATAACTTATTGCAAACATTGCCATTTGTTAGTTGAATCATTATTGAAAGAAAAGACTGAAATATTATCAACTTGCAAAATTAAAAATCATATTTCAACTTTATGTATAAAAGACAATGTAAAATATGTTTATTTTTTTAAAATTAATGAAATAGAAATTAGCCCGATTTTTAAAATACTATATTCTGAATTACAAGATTTAGAAACAATGATTTGGAATATGAGATTAAATAATTGCTTAATTTTTAATAAAATATAAATAATGCCAAAAAGATTTACAGATACAGAAATATGGAAAAATCAAAGATGGTTTAGAAAACTATCTCCAATAAATAAATTGATATTTTTTTACATTAAAGACCAATGCAATCATGCAGGAATTTGGAAAATAGATTGCTCTGACCTCATTGATGATTTAGGATTAGATATTTTTTCTTTAGAAAATTTTATTAGCGAAATGAATTCAGATTTTGATAAAATAAGTGGGAATAAAACTTACAAAGAAAGAGTTAAAATAATAAAAAATAACAACCTTTGGATAACTGGCTTTATACAATTTCAATATGAATCAAAAGAAAAAATTATTAGTGAATCGTCTTGCGTAAGAACAGCTCTTCAAATTTTAAAAGGTCTTGATATATATGAAGAATCTATTAGTAAGGGATATGTAACTCTTAAGCAAAAAGATATAACCCTTAATAACGGTTTGGTAACCAATAAGGATAAGGATAGTATTTCTTTTAATACTTTTACAAGCAATAAATACTCTAACGAATTAATAGACTCTAATAGTTGGGAGAGTGAAAAAAAATATTTTAAAAACGATGAAGTTTATTTTTATAAAATTTGTTCAGAGTATAAATTTTCAAAAGATGAAATAAATTTAAAAATTGAAGAATTTTTAAAATCATTAGAATTAGGAGAAGATTTTAAATCTGTAAAAGAACTTAAAAGACATTTTTTAAATTGGATTAAGAAACAAAAAAAAGAAACATCAGAAAAACCATTCAATCCTCATACAGCCACTGGAACAGAAAAAGCAGAACACTATAAAAAGATGATGCAATCATTACAAGGAGATAATAAATCTATTTATAGCAATTCTTATAGCCAAAATTTATAAGATAATTAGTTTTTGGATAGTATGTACCACTCAGAAAAAATAACGCACTAAATCGCCTTAAAATAACGAATACGATGATTACGATTTTTCAGAATATATTTTCAAAAGACCCACATTACATTTCTGTTGGGGAAGCGTTGACTAGAATTTCCCAAGGCAAAAGCAAACAAAGGGTAGAGGACATAAGGAGTCAACTAGACAAGGAGAAGTCAAATAAATTGAAAGCGAACTTACCTTCAGTTTGTTTTTCGGGTAAGTTTGGGAAGAACCGAAAGGATGACGAACTTATAGAGCATAGTGGATTTTTAGTGCTTGATTTTGATGATATTTATGAACTTAGGGAAAAGCAAACAGAGATAATTAGCCATGATTTTGTATATGCTTGTTGGGTTAGTCCGTCTGGGAAGGGTTTAAAGGCGCTCATAAAGATAGCCGATAGAACTAAGCATAGAGAGCATTTTTCTTCTTTGCAGGAGATTTTCCCTGACATAGATAAATCAGGAGCTAACCCTTCAAGAGTGTGCTATGAGTCTTATGACCCTGAGATATACATAAATGAAACGGCTAAGGTTTTCAAAAAGACTAAAAAGACAGAAAAGATAGTAGAGCGTAAGGTTCAAGACACAGATGATTATCAGATATTTAAGAATCTTTTAGTATGGATGTCAAATAAGGGTAACGCATTTGTGTCTGGGGAAAGGAACAACTTTATATTTATGTTAGCTTCATCTTGTTGCAGGTTTGGTATAGATGAGTTTACTGCTGAAAATTTAATTTCTTCTGAGTTTTTAACTAATTCTGAATTTAGCAGTACGGAGTGTGTGAGAGCAATAAAGTCTGCTTACAGAGCAAATTCATCAAATTTTGGTTCTGCTAAGTTTGAAAAAGATGTATTAGTAGACAAGGTTACCAGAAAAGAAATAGAGATTAACCAAGATATTTTTGACGAAAGCATAAGACCTCAAGATGTTATTTATGGTATTGATGTGAAAGAAAGGGCGATGGACTTATATAATCTTGGATTTGCTAAGGTTAATGGAATTAATGTTCCCGATATTGATGATAAGTTTAAGCCAAAGAAGGGTGAAGTTACTTTATTGACGGGAATTGGTAATTATGGTAAGTCTTCGTTCAAGAGATGGTATCAAGTATTTAGAACTGTTTTGTATGGTGAAAAGTTTGCTACGTTTTCGCCAGAGGATAATCCTCCAGAAGAATATTACCACGACCTTGCTGAGATTTTATTAGGCTGCGATTGTACACCAAGAAATCCAAGACGACCTAATATAGATGTTTATCAAAGAGCATATGATTTTGTAACTGAGCATTTCTTTTACATTTATCCTAAAAATTCAGAACCTACGCCTCAATATATTAAGCAAGTTTTTTTAGAATTGATTATAAAGGAAAAGGTTGACGGATGTGATATTGACCCATTTAACCAAATGACAAATAACTATCAAGGTTTTGCAGGTAGAGATAAGTATCTTGAATTTGTGTTAACGGATTTCTCAAGATTTGCAGTTTTGAACGATGTGTTTTTTTGGATAGTAGCACATCCAACAAAACTTCCCAAACAACAAGACGGTAACTACCCATGCCCAGAAGTATTTGATGTAGCAGATGGTGCTATGTGGAATAATAAGATGGATAACATACTCGTTTACCATAGACCATTAGCACAGACAGACCCACAGAATCCAATGTGCGAATTTCATTCAAAGAAAATCAGAAGACAGAAGACAGTAGGTAAAAAGGGTGCATCTTCTTTTGAAATGAATTTCCCAACAAGAAGGTATATTTTTTTAGGTGGCGACCCTTTGCAAAAAGCAGTTAATGAAAAGCAATTAGATTTTAATTATAAACAATCTAAGATAGAAATTCCCGAACAAAAAGAATGGAAAGCTATTGATGATGAAATGCCATTTTAAAATATATTATTTATGAAAATTAAAAGAAAATATAATTTAACAAAACCAAGAACATTAACACATCCTCAAAATAGAATTAAACCATTTGACGAAAGAAAAGTACAAATATTTTTTTCTGTGAAAGGGAAGCATTACAAAGAAGCACAACTAATTATTTCACAATTAATAAAACAAAAACAATGGAACTAAACTACGAGCAATTTTTAAAAACAAAACAAAAACAACACATTTTATCAGGATTTGAAACAGATGATTTAAATGAGAATTTATTTCCCTTTCAAAGATTTATTGTAAAAAGAGCATTAAAGGCTGGGAAATATGCAATTTTTGCTGATTGTGGATTAGGTAAAACATTAATGCAATTATCATGGGCTGAACAAGTATTTAAATATACAAGTAAACCTGTATTAATTTTAGCCCCATTGGCTGTAAAAGGACAAACAATTCAAGAGGGATTGAAGTTTGGTATTGATATGTCTTTAATTGAAGTTAATAATTATGACCAATTAGATAATATAGACACTGAAAAATATTCAGGGATTGTATTAGACGAATCAAGTATTTTAAAAAACTTTGAAGGTTCTACAAAAAAATCTATAATAGATAAATTTAAACTTACTCCATATAAACTTGCGTGTACAGCAACTCCTTCTCCAAATGACCCTATGGAATTAGGTAATCATTCTGAATTTTTGGATGTTATGGGAAGAAATGAAATGCTTGCTATGTATTTTATTCATGATGGAGGGGAAACAGCAAAATGGAGATTAAAAGGTCATGCGGTTGAATTATTTTATCAGTTTATTGGTACATGGGCGATAATGCTTAATAAACCACAAGATATAGGATTTGAAATGGATGGATATAATTTACCAAAATTGAATATTGAAGAAAATCAAATAAAGACTAAAAAACGAAATAATGGAAGTTTATTTAATGACGCTATAATATCAGCTACTAATTTTAATCAAGAGTTAAGATTAACTAAAATTGAAAGATTAGATGAAGTGGTAAGATTGGTAAATGAAAAACCTGATGAAAATTTCATTATATGGATTAAACAAAATGAAGAAGGTGAATTATTGAAAAAATTGATACCAGAAGCAATAGAAGTAAAAGGTTCTGATTCTGATAAATGGAAAGAAGATAAACTTATTGGTTTTGCTAATAATGAATTTAGAATATTAATTACAAAAACAAAAATAGCTTCTTTTGGGATGAATTATCAAAATTGCAGAAATCAAATATTTGCAAGTTTAGATTTTAGTTTTGAAGGATTATATCAGGCTATTAGACGTTCATATAGATTTGGTCAAAAAAACGAAGTAAACATTTATTTAATAACAACAGATACTATGGCTAATGTAAAACAAGCTATAGATACTAAACAAAAACAATTTGAAATTATGCAAAATGAAATGAGTAAAGCAATTAATGCAAATCTTAATGGTCAATTAATGGCAATAGCAAATTATGATACAGAAGAAGTTAATAATGATTATTATAAAATAAAAAAAGGAGATTGTATTCAGTTAATAAAAGAATTAGAAGACGAATCAATAGGTCTTAGTGTATTTAGTCCTCCATTTGCTGAATTATATACATATTCTAATCATTTGGAAGACATGGGAAATTCTAAAGATTATAATGAATTTTTGATACAATTTTCTTTTCTAATAAAAGAATTATATAGAGTATTAATGTATGGAAGAAATGTTGCTGTTCATTGTATGGATTTGCCTATTCAAAAAGGAAAAGAAGGCTTTATTGGATTAAGAGATTTTAGTGGTATGATATTAAAGGTTTTTGAAGATGCTGGATTTGTTTATGCATCTAGGGTAACTATATGGAAAGACCCTGTTGTTGAAATGCAAAGAACAAAAGCATTAGGATTGCTTCATAAACAAGTAAAAAAAGATAGCACTATGAGCAGAGTGGGAATACCTGACTATGTAATGATATTTAGAAAAGACGGAGAAAGAAATAATCCAGTAACTAATACTGAATTATCAGTTGATTTATGGCAAAAATACGCATCACCTGTATGGATGGATATTAATTATGGTAATACTTTGCAAGGGTATCGTAATGGGAGAGATGAAAATGATGAAAAACATATATGCCCACTACAGCTTGATACTATTGAAAGATTAATACATTTATATTCAAATAAAGGAGATACTATTTTTACTCCTTTTATGGGAATAGGGAGTGAAGTTTTTCAGGCTGTAAAAATGGATAGAAAAGGTATAGGTTTTGAACTTAAAGAATCATATTTTGATTTAGCTAAAAAAAATCTTTCATCAATTATAGAAACTAAAAAACAAGTTCAATTATTTTAATTATGAACAGATTTAATTCGACAATAGTACAAAAAAAATGTAAATGTTCTGCTGATTGCGATAAGTACCCCACATTAGGTTATAAGGGGTACTTTATTCATCACTTCCCTGGCGAAATAAAAAAACAATACAGAAACCATAAAGCTCAGTTAAGTAAAATATCAAGAGAACTACATAAGGTATCTAAGGACAAGACCAAGAGTGATTACTTAAAGATTGCTGATATATTGTTTGGGAATTGGATAAAAAAGCGTGACTCAGATAGTAATAAAAATATTACCTGTATATGTTGTGGTGGAACTTTTAATTTAAAAGATAAGGACACATCTGGTAACTATGTTGTACAGTGTATGCACTTTGTTTCACGTGGAACATATTCCCTAAGATTCAATGAAATAAACTGCCACGCTGGATGTTGCCATTGTAATTTAAGTATGCACCTAGAACCAAGTGGTCTAACATATCAGAGATACAAAAGGTTTCTTGTTGATGCTGTTGGGGAAGAAGAGGTACAGCGAATGGAAGAGCAAAAAAGAGAAATAAATAAAATAACAGAAGCAGAATTAAAAAATATAATAGAAAAATATAAAAAATGATAACAATAACAAACGAAGATAATATGGAACTAATGGCTCGTTATCCTGATAAATATTTTGATTTAGCCATTGTTGACCCTCCTTATGGATTAGGTAAAAAAATATATTCAGGTGGAACAAAAGGATGTAAGTTTCATACATTATTTGGAGAAAATAAATGGGATGACGAAATACCAAGTGAAGAATATTTTGAACAACTATTTAGAGTAAGTAAAAATCAAATTATATGGGGGGGGAATTATTTTCCACTTTTGCCAACAAGATGTTTAATTATTTGGGACAAAATGAAAGGAGATAATAATTTTTCTATGTTTGAACTTGCGTGGACTTCTTTTGATAAACCTTCTAAAATATATAAAGAGTCATCTATGGGCGAAAGAATACATCCAACTCAAAAACCAATAAATTTATATAAATTTTTAATCGATAAATACGCAAAACAAGGGGATAAAATACTTGATACTCACTTGGGCTCAGGAAGTATTGCAATAGCTTGCCATGATTATGGATTTGATTTAACAGCTTGTGAATTAGATAAAGAATATTATGATAAAGCAATGCAAAGAATAAATAATCATATAATGCAACAAAAGCTATTTTAATAATTCCCCAACATAAAAATTAATTATTGAACAATACAAAACTAAAAAATGAAACCAGAAGAAAAATTTATTAAACAACTAGAAACTTACCTAGATGATGACTTCAATGATTTTACAAAAAACAGAATTATTGGATATTTAAAAGAATATCGTGACTCTATTCCATTTGTTGTAATAAAGCCAGAGAAAGAAAAAAAAGAATATCAAAGAATTGAAGACAGAATGAGGGACAGAATGAGAAAGCAGTTTATTACACACGAAGAGTTGATTATAGAAGCAAAAATTTTATGTGAAGAATATGATGTTTCTATAAATGATTTTATTGTAAAAAGAAGCTCAAGGTCAAGAAATAATATAGGTGAATTAAGAAAAATATTTTGCAGTATAATTCATGAAAAATATTTATGTAGCAATATGATTTTGTCTGAATTTTTTAACGTACATCATTCTACTATTTCTCATTATCTGTATGGGAAAACAAGAATATCCAGAACCCCAAAAATTAAAACTAATTGAAAAAAATAATAAAAGAAGCCATTGATATAATTTTAGGATTACTAATAATTGTAACAATAGTAATAATAGTGTTTTATTTTATTTGCATAAATTATTAATTCCCATACACATGAACGTATTAAGCCTTTTTGACGGAATGTCTTGTGGTCAACAAGCATTAGAAAGAGCAGGATTTAAAATAGATAATTATTTTGCATCAGAAATAGATAAGTATGCAATTCAGGTAACTATGGCTAATTATCCAAAAACAATACAACTTGGTTCTGTTGTAGATATAGATGGGTGTGAATTACCTAAGATTGATTTATTGATTGGAGGAAGCCCTTGTCAATCATTTTCTTTTGCTGGGAAACGCAAAGGAATGTCTACAAAAGATGAACAAGAAATACTAACATTATCACATTATTTAGAATTAAAAAAAGAAGGGTACGAATTTGAGGGTCAGTCTTATTTATTTTGGGAATACATGAGGCTGCTAAATGAAACTAAGCCTAAATATTTTTTACTTGAAAATGTAATGATGGGCGAAAAATGGGAAAAAATATTAAGCAAGGCAATAGGAGTAAACCCAATTGAAATAAACTCGTCTTTAGTATCTGCTCAGAATCGCAGAAGATTATATTGGACTAATATTGGTATGCAAGCTGTTGGACTTTTTGGAGATATGGAGTCTATTATTAAACAGCCAAAAGATAAAGGTATTTTATTAAAAGATATTTTACAAGATAACCCTAATGCAAAATATTATTTAAGTGTCCAACAGGTTGATAAGGTATTGGGTAGGACGGGTGTTGACCCATCAATTGATGAACCAAAGATATTGGATGTATACAACAAAAAAATAAAGGAAGATGGTAAGCCTATAACGCTTACAGACCCTTGCCACAACAACTTGCGTTTAATAGAGCCAATAGTAGGTCAGGCAGGATATGAGAAGGGGTTTAAAGAAAACGATAAGGCTTCTACATTGTTGCAAAGAGATTATAAGGGCATGAATAATTATGGCATAAACGTGGTGTTGACACCTATGCCTGTAGATGAAAAGTATTATTTGAGCGATAAAATGATTGCTGGATTTGAAAAGCACAAGGAAAGGCATACAGAAAAAGGGACAGGTTTTAAGTGGAAGCCAAAGGATGGTAGTGAGAAGGGAAATGCACTAAGGGCAAACGCTGCACTATGTCCTACAGACAATTCAATAAAGGAAGTAAAGCAAGTCAATCAGACCAACCTTAAAAGTAATGGGGGGACACAATTATACCAACAAGATAGAATTTATGATATAGATGGAATAAGTCCTGCACTTTCAGCAGGTAAAAGTGATTTATTGATTAAAAAACAACAGATACTTACATCAAGGATTAGAAGGCTTACCCCAATTGAATGTGAAAGATTGCAGACTGTTTCTGATAATTATACTAATCATGTTTCCGACAGCCAAAGATATAAAATGCTAGGCAATGGGTGGACGGTAGATGTTATATCGCATATATTTTCTTATTTAGATTTTCCCAAACAATAAAAAACAAAAAATGAAAGAACATTTTCAAGACAGCACATTCTCCTTAATCAAAGCATTGCACCATACAAAAATAGCAATGGATTATTTTGATGATGTTGCAAAGGGATATGAATATGGAGCAAAGCAAATAATGCTTAATTATTCATCAAAGTGTAAATGGATTTTAGATAACATAAGACACAGGCTTCCACAAGAAGCTGTAAATGAAATTGATTCTGACATAAGAGATGCCTTATTCTTGGATGCAATAGAAGATAAGGTTATTCACTTCAGTAATTCCCAAAAAGAAACGCTAGAGAATATAATTGATTTAATGGCTAAGGGGGAATTGATAGAAATAACAGATAACATAAACCCCCAATAAAAGGGGGTTTGTGTTTTTCATAGGTAAACTATTGTTTATCGTATTTTTTGGCATATAGCCAAATCTTTGTCAATACAACTGATATTATAAGCGAAACTATCATTTTCATTTCAATGCAAATATAAAAATATTTTTTGAAAAATAAAATATTCCTTCATTTCCCCCAACAAAAACCCACTACTATATATAAACATAGATAAACACTCCCAGCACTTCCCCCACATAAAAAACCTACTTAAGCTAAATACATTAGCAACAACATACTAATAATATTAGCATGGTTCAAATTTCCTCAGCGCCTGTTTGCCTGTCAACAATTCCCTAACATTAGCAAAC